CTCCCCCTTTTCTATATCCCATAAGGGTTTTAGCGAACTGGCGCTAACTGGCCACGATTTACCCCGATTGGAAACGACCACGCACAGTGAGCACCGATCTGCTGCTAATGAGATTGGGGCTTTTGCCAGCAACATACTTGGCGTCAATTTGATGCCTTGGCAGTACCGGGCATTGCATGGGCAAACGTCGGTAGCCGATGATGGCAGCAGGCCTCGAGTGTCTTTAGTTTCCGTTGCCCGGCAAAACGGTAAAACAGTTGCTATCGCCAGCCTCATTGGTTGGTGGCTTGCCACTCAGGGAAAAGAGCGCGGGCAACCTCAAACCGTTATTAGCGTCGCGCACAAACTTGACCTAGCCACCGCATTGTTTAATTACCTTGCGCCAATACTTGAGGCAAAGTTTGGGGCTGAGGTTTCGTGGTCATATGGCCGGCAAAAACTCACTATGCCCGATGGCAGCATTTGGCATGTTAGAGCTGCAACGCCCGGCGCTGGTCACGGCTACAGCGTGGACTTGCTCGTAATAGATGAGGCATGGGCGGTGTCAGAGGAAGCCATAGATCAGGGGCTTTTACCTACGCAACGTGCACGCAAAAACCCGTTATGCAGTATGTGGAGTACCGCGGGCGATCAGAGCAGTACGGCCATGCTGAGATGGCGCGAGCAGGGCCTACGCGCAATAGACAGCAAAACCCCAGGTGGTTTGTATTTCGCTGAGTGGTCACCAAACCCCGCCACGATGGATTTAATGACACCCGCCGCATGGGCTTACGCAAACCCCGCGCTAGGGCACACATTGGAAATGGAAGTAATCAGAGGTGAAAGCGAAGCGCCAAACCGTAACGCGTTTTTAAGAAGTTCGGTTAATACGTGGACTGCCTCAGCCTCATCGTGGCTCGAGCCGGGGCAGTTCGCTGCCTGCCTCACTACCGATACCGCGCCCGCTGGCGGTGTTTTGGCTGTAGAGGTTGGCGAGGATAACGCCCAATTTTACGGCGTGCGTGCCGTGATCTCGGGAACTAAAACCCACGTCGTAACCGCGTTTGTGGCTGACACCATGGCCGAAATGTGGCAGCACGTGGAAACCGAAATAGCGCGATCACCAAACATAAAACTTGCCATCGTGCCATCGTTAGAGGTTCATTGCCCACCGCATTTAAGCCGGCGTAGCGTAATCGTCGGGTACCGTGAGTTAAACCGTTGGACTGCAGCTGCACGCTCAATAATTCTCGAGGGCCGCCTATTGCATAACGGCGATCATTTACTAAGCGAACACGTCGAGCGTGCCGTATTGGTTAAACACAATGGCAACATAGTGATTAGTTCGCAGAGGTCACCCGGCCCAATCTGTATGGCGCGTGCGTTGGTGTTTGCAGTTGCGTTAGCGGGCAAACCTGCCGCAATGGGCAAACCCATAATCGTTAGCGCAAACCGCTAATGTTGCTACAGGCGTCGGCTGGCAGTATCTAGCCTTTTCGTCGGGAACTGATCTAGACCCAGCCGATGCCACCAAACATTTAACAGATATGGCAAACTAAACCTATGGGCCTTTTTACACGTGCAACTACCGACGCCGCGCAACCTGTAGTTAAGGCTGCTGCCGGCAGCAATGTTGGCATGTCACAATTAGACAATTTCTACGCTTTTACTCAGGGCAATACCCGCCAGCGTGCAATGAGTGTGCCGGCAATTACCCGCGCCCGTGATCTACTTGCAAGCGTTATTAGTTGCACGCCGTTAATCATGTATAACGAAATTTGGAACCCGGTAGATCGGGAAATGGAAGAAATAGAAATAGCGCCACGCAGCTGGTTGCGACGTCTTGACCCAGCGCTACCCAACGCCACCCTATTTGCGTGGTTATTTGATGATCTTTTTTTTACGCAGCGGGCTTTTCTTGCAGTCACGAAGCGTAGTGCTGACGGGTTTCCTATGGCGTTTCAACGTATGCCTAGCGCCATGGTGCTTACACAAGATCAGGCAGGCCCGGTATTTTTTGCCCCGTCTAAACAAATTATGTTTAGCGGTTTGCCAGTAGACCACCGCGACGTAGTGCAGTTCATTAGCCCTATACAAGGTTTGTTATACACAAGCCCTAACGCAGTTTTAACCGCGCTAAAGATGGAAAGCGCAAGGCTCAGGTCAGCGAGCAATTCCTTGCCAAACGGCGTTTTGCGGCAGGTGGGTGGCGAGCCTTTAAGCGCTGAGGAATTGCAGAATTTGTCGCAGAGTTTTGAGGCCGCGCGTATGACAAATACCGTAGCGGCGCTCAATGAATTTGTTACTTACACAGAAACCACTACAGACCCAAGCAAACAAATGCTGGTAGAAGCATCGGAATATCAAGCGCTAGAAATTGCGCGTTTAGCAAACTGCCCGCCATATTTGTTAGGCGTTGCTACTGGTTCATACAGTTACCAAAACAGCACGCAAGCACGCCAAGACCTTTATATGTTTGGCGCCAAATTGTTTATGGACTGTATCGCTGAAACGCTTAGCGCTGACAATGTGTTACCACGCGGTACATACGTGAAGTTTGATATTGACGATTACCTAAGCGAAAACTATTTAATGGAAAACAGCGACATTGAAATAAACGACACCGCAGAAACCGGAGTAATGCCAAATGCTTAAATTAACCCAACAAGAACTAACGCTCGACGCAGCCGGCCCCGACGGTATGCCACGCCGTACCCTTGCAGGTTTGGCGCTGCCCTACAACGTCGAAGCAACCGTAAGCGACGGCACCAAAGTAATGTTTTTGCCGAACAGCCTTAACGCCGGTGGAAAAATGCCAAAACTGTATTTAGGCCATGACAGCACGCAGGCCGTGGGCTTGGTTACCGCCATGGTAGATACACCGGGCGGCATGATGTACGAGGCCCGCATTAGCGAAACCAGCCTAGGAAACGAGGCGCTGGTATTGGCAGCCGACGGCGTTTTAGACGCGGTAAGCGTTGGGGTAAACCCCACCAAATTTAGTTACGACGAAAACGGCACCATGGTTATTGCCGAGGCGTCATGGCAGGAATTATCCCTAGTGCCGTTTGGTGCGTTTGCTGGCGCGTCGGTAGACCGCGTGGCGGCCAGTATCCACCAAGAGGAAACCGAAGTAGTGTTAAATAGTGAACAGGAACCCGTAGAGGAGATTAACAAAATGTCACAGCCAGTAGAAGCCCCAGCAGTTATCGAAGCGGCACCAATGGCGCAACCATTGTACGCGCAACCACGCAATTTTAAGTTGCCAACTGCAGCAGAATTTATCGCAGCAACCATGCAAGGTGGCGGCGTACTTGCAGAACTTAACGCACGTATTCAGGCAGCTGCCCCAAATATCACTACGACTGATACCCCAGGTCTGTTACCAGAAGTGCTAACCACCAATGTGTACGACTCGCTAAACCCGATCAGACCGTTTGTTACGGCGATTGGTACACGTGCGATGCCTCAGAGTGGTGCCACATTTCGCCGCCCTGTAATCGGGGTAAGGCCAGTAGTGACCCAGCAACCAACTGGCCAACTTAATACGCTTGACCCAAGCACAGTTACGGTTACAAACAACAACGTAAATAAATTGACGTTTGGTACTTATGTGACCATGTCGGAACAAGACCTCGACTGGACTGACCCAGCAAGCATTAACATCGTGCTTAACCAGTTGGCAATTGCCTACGGCCAAGCCACCGACAACTACGCAGTAGATACCTGCCACGCTGCAATTACCCAAACCTCAAGCGTTGCAGATACCTCAGACCCAGCCGATTGGATTGCAGCCATTTACGATGGTGCGCGTCAGATCAGCGCAAACAGCAACTATTTGCCTACCCACATGTTTGTTACACCAACAACATGGGCAGCACTTGGCTCGCTTGTAGATAGCACAGGCCGCCCAGTATTCCCACAGATCGGCGCAATGAACGCACCGGGCGAATTGTCAGCAGCTAACTGGAACGGCAACCCACTCGGTTTGGTTTTGGTAGTAGACAAAAATGCGCCAGGTTCATTTATGGGCCACGCCGCTGGCCCTGCTGCAGGGTTCGAGTTTTACGAACAGCAAAAGGGTGCAATCTCGGTAGACGTTCCAAGCACATTGGGCCGCACAATCGCCTACCGCGGTTATGCAGCGTCGTTTATGGCTGACGCTACCAAGTTCGTTAAGTTCGTCTGATAATCGGAAAAGAGGCCAGTTATGGCCGCTTACACGGTCACACATAAACAGTTACTTAGCAATTATGCGGTGCTGCAAACACTTACGCCTAATGATTTAGTTGTAGGTGGAACCTTTACGGTTGGTTCAGTTGCAGCGCCGTTTAATGGCACGTTCACGGTTTACGATCTACCCGAGTATTTATTCATCGGCGTAGACAATGAGGGTGATCTACTTTTTAACTATGAAATACCGGTAGCGAACCAAGTGCTTTACGCGTGCACCGGTACAGACGTACAGCGCACCGCCTCAAGTGGCACCATCACATTTACCGAAACTTGCACGTGGATTACCGCTACACAAATTGAGGACTGGCTAGGCATCGGCACAGCATCAGCGTTAGACGCAGCATTTCTGACGCAATGCGCGGCAGCTGCAAACAGTCTCGCGTTTACTCGACGCCAAGAAGCCGGTTACATTGACAGCCTCAGCACGTCACCAAACGGGCAGGTAACCCTAGGCACCATTTCCCTTGGCGGTTTCTTTTATCGCCAGCGCGGCGCCGTAACAGATTTCGCCACGTTTGATGGCATGTCTGCCGGGGCGTCAGTTGGTTTAAGCCCTGCAATTAAAATGCTATTGGGCATACCTAAACCAGCGGTGGCCTAATGCCCGTTGCCTACACAGACTTATTTAACGAGGCGCTAGACGATCTCGCTACCACGCTTACCAGCATTACTGGTTTACAGGTGGTAACAGACCCCCGTAACTTAGTACCACCATGCGCGTTTATAGACGCCCCCACGTTTAGCGTTTATGGTGGCGGGGGAAACATTGTGCAAATGACCTACACGGTACGCATCATTACCCTTGGCCCCGGCAACCTTGACGCGCAACGCAACCTAATGCACCTAGCCAGTTTGGTGCTTGGCAAGAACGTGGCAGTAACCAGCGGGCGCCCGACTATTGCAATCATCGGCGGGGCTGAAATGCCAGCGTATGATTTAACAATAGAGATGCAAGCCCAAACGAGTTAGGACTAAACCCCATGGCATACAAAATTATTAGCCCCCGCGTCGGTACCCCCGGCGATGAATTTGACGCCGAGGCTGCAGAGGCCAACGGCATTAACATTGCCGCGCTACTCGAGGGCGGGTTTATAGAACAATCCACAAACGAAACCGCAAAACCTGCTAAAACTAATAGCAAGAACTCAGCAAAGGAATAACCAACTATGGCAACCTCAACTTACCTCAGTAACCCAAACGTAACCGTGGGCGCGGTTTCCTTGCAGGATCAGTGCCAGGGTTTAGTTTTTACGCGGACCATCGAAGCCCTGGAATCGACGAGTTTTGGAACTAATTCCAGGTCCTACGTAGCGGGCCTCGAGAATTCCACCTTGCAGCTTGACCTTTACGCGTCGTTTGCAACATCAGAAACCTACGCAACGCTTAAGAGTTTGGTAGGCACGCAGGTAACCGTTTCATGGTCACCATCAGCAACCAGCCCAGGAACTGCAACCAATCCAACCATGACACTAACCGGGGCATACCTAGAGGCGCTGCCGTACACAATGGCATTGGGCGCCCTTGGCACCATGTCTATTACGTTCACCGGCGGTGTTTACTCAGTAGTAGAAGTATAAATTAAAGCCGGCAACGGCCCGACACGAAAAGGCAAGTAATGCAACTACACCTAAAAGCCACGTTTAACGATGGCACCGTAAATGAAGTAACGACTAACTTAATGACTATTGTTAGTTGGGAACGCAAATTTAAGCGCAAAGCGTCAGAGATGGCGCAAGGTATTGGCATTGAGGATTTAGCCTATTTGTGTTACGAGGCTACGCGTTTCTCAGGCATTACGGTACCGGGAACACTTGACGCGTTTATTACATCGTTGGCGTCTATTGAGGTAGTAGAGCAGGCAGACCCAAAAGCCTAAACGGCACGGTGCGTAGAGCGCTGGCCGAGATTTTAGTAGCCACAGGGTTTTGGCCTAGTGAGATATCATTCGAGTTAGACGATATGAAC